AAATCAAATGTACAGAACCTAGTATGATCATGGCCTTAGGGTCAATTACACCTCGAATTGACTACAGTCAGGGCAACAAATGGTGGACAAGACTGGAGACTATGGATGACTTCCACAAGCCAACATTAGACGCGATCGGGTTCCAAGAACTTATCACAGAAGAAGCGGCAGCATGGAATACAGAATTAGAAGAGAACTACACTCCCAAATACCAGTCTCTAGGAAAACAACCGTCGTGGATTGAATACACAACAGACGTAAACGAAACATACGGCGAATTTGCTGCAGGAATGCCTTTAGCATTCATGTGCTTGAACAGGGTGTACGAAGAAAATACAAATGGAGCAATTAACAACCCGTCGACATACATTGACCCTACAATATACAACAACATATTTGCAGAGTCAAGACTGAGTTCGCAAAACTTCTGGGTACAAGTAGCATTTGATGTGACGGCACGCCGAGTAATGTCAGCAAAACAAATTCCAAATTTATAACACCATGAAAACAGCAAGAAACAGAAGAGGATGTATCAACAATCCAAACCTCACATACCAAGCAGAACCAAGAGAGGTAAAACTGAGAAAGATAATCAATGGAGAATCCAATGACATGGAAGATGGAGTATTTCCAACAATCTACACAGAAAAGAGAGATGGAGTACAACCCGAATTCGACATAAGAACAGACCGATTCGAAGTAGCGATAGACGCAATAGACAAAATTAACCAAAGCGCAGCAAACCAAATCGCAAAAAACAAGGGTGAAACTGAAGCCGTGAAGGATTTCGGAACAGGAGTAAAAACCGATTCCGAAAAGAGCTAAAGCAGTCGTATAAAGCTCTACCAAAACTCAAAGAGGGGGGATAATTCCGCCCCCCTCTTTTAACCCTCGTAAATACATGGGACACAGGGCGGTAGACGTTTATACATATATAACAAGAACATAAGGTGTAAATTCTTTTAAGAAAAAGAACGAAAATGAACTATAAAAAACTACTGGAACTACTCGAGAAAGGAGAGAGTTTAGCAAATCCTCTCTCGGGAATCATTGGCAGCGCATCGGGAATCCTCAATACGCTAGGCATAGGCAGAAAAAAACAGATACGGCAGCAGAAAGAAATGGTAGAGAACGCGGCTCGAATAAACTACAAATACGGAGAAATGGCAGCGGAAAATGCGTTCGAAAGGCAGCAAGTATTATACAACAGAACCTACCAAGACCAAAGTTACGCTAACAAAGTCGCACAAATGGATGCAGCAGGATTGTCTCCGGGCCTAATGTATGGCGGAAGTGGGGCCAGCGGTGGGGGGGCCGGATCGACGACAGGCGCCCCCATGGGGGCAACGGGTGCTGCCGGCGCAGGATCAGCAGCCGATCCTAATGCACAACTGCAAGCATTGATGTCACTACGACAAGTGCGGATGAGCGAGCGAAAGAACGAAGCGGAAATCAATCTACTCAATACCCAAGCAGACGCACTCAAAGCAGAAGAAGGTAAAAACAAAGAGGAAACCCAATCAATAATCGACAAAAGAATATGGGAAGTAAAGCAAGAAATGTTTAAAGGATGGACAGGCTTCATTAACACAGCTAACCAACTATGGGATCAGATGGTAAAATGGCAACCAACAGAAAAAACAACAATCGACGACAAGGAAGTTGAAATACCTAAATACTTCGAAATAGAGGATAACAAATTCGGCAAAATTGTATTCGGAGAAGAATCATTCCAGGGCGGTATGATGACAGCTGAAAAACAGATCCTCGAAGGAACGGCAGCGATCAAAACTCTAGAGAGCATATACGCAGACAAAAAACTATCAGCAGAGATCAAAAAGATAAACGCGGACGCATGTAGCGGAATGGCTCAAGCAGCATACCATTATGCAGCAGGCGAGACCCAGAAAGCAGAAACAAAAATGCTCGAAGTAAAAAAGAGAACCGAAGAGGCAACCGCAGACCTACGAGAGCTTCAATACTGGACCGAGATAGCAAACACGATCATCAAACTAGCACAAGTAGTAGGAAATCTAACGATCGGAGGGAAAACAGGAAAAATGATCAGAGAATACACAGAAAAAAGGATGAGCGAAACACCCCCCAGGAACTCAACAACAGTAACACAGCATTACGATCCGGAAATGCAATTCAAAGGAGTAGATAAAACCGTAACAACAAAATGGTAAGAGAAAAATGATTTTAAGAGGGAAAATTTCAAATCAAAACAATGTGTCTATATCCAAGCATCATCGAGAATCCAAAATACGCCAAATCGAACGAAAACAGCAAAGGAATAAAGGATTATCGCCTGAGATGGATTCAAATTCCATGCGGACACTGTGAAGAATGCAGACGCGCAAAAGCAAATGAATGGAGAATAAGATTAATGGAAGAAATAAAATCAAATCCCAAAAACATTATATTTGCAACACTAACATTCTCCGAAGAGAGCTTAAAAAAGCTAGAATATGACGAAAAAGAGCCAAACAAAGCACCTCAAAAAGCAATTAGTCTATTCAGAAAGCGATGGTGGAAAAAATACAAAGCACCACTAAAGCACTGGCTGATCACAGAGCTAGGACATGATAACACCAAAAGAATACATCTACACGGCATTATATGGACAGAATTAACAGAAGAACAATTCGAAAAAGAATGGGGGTACGGCTGGATATTCTTCGGATACGAAGTGAATGAAAGAACAATAAACTACATCATAAAATACATAACGAAAAGAGACGAAAGCAACCCCGAATTCAACGGAAAGATATTCACTTCAAAAATGATCGGAATAGGTTACATAAACAAAGACACACTCAGAAGGCATAAGTATCAAGACAAATTCACAGAAGAAACGTATAGAACGGAATCCGGAATAAAAGCCGCATTACCAATGTATTACAAACAAAGAATATGGACAGATCAAGAACGCGAAGCCCTCCGAATTATAAAGGAAGAGAAGCAAACAAAGTACTACAACAAAACTCCTATCAAAGTAGAAACAATAGAACAATACAAAGAATATGTGAACGCAGTAAAATACTGGCAATCAATCAAAAAGTATGACGGAAAGAGAAAAAAAAGAAATATGCAAAGGATATGCAGACTTGATCATAAATAAAACACAACTAACTCGTGAACTATGGCAAACAGAGATTGCAATCAAGAGGTTGGAAAACATATTAATACGAAACAAAATACTGATACCAACAGAGACAGAGGAAACATCGGAAACAGATCAAGCAACCTAATAAAGCTGATCAGCGCCGAAAGGGTATCTCGACGAAACTTCAAATACGAAGGAACATATTACATAACAGAAGACGGAGAGATATACGACAAAGAGTACGTAATCGCTCAAAAACTACAAAGAACCGGCGTAAGCTTCTACGAAGTAGTTGACTGGGAATACAACGAAAGAAAGCAACTATACGAGCCTACTATCAGAAGAATAGTAATAATCAAAAACACTAACACTCAATCATCACTAAACCTATGAATGAAAAAGTAAAAAAGATCGTAAAGTGGATCGCGGTAATAGCAGCTGCGATCGGCGCGGCAGCTGCCGTGATCATAGAGCAGGGATGCACTCACAAGCACTACCTCAAAGCAAATGGCATCAAAATCGACACAATCGAAGTATCAACATCAACAAAGATTAAATAACATGGACAACAAATTTAGAAATCAGTTACTTACTGAAAGCAAGAAAAAAGAAGAGGAACTCAAAGGCGTAAACCTCGAAATCGAAGAAAGAGCAGTCTCAAAAAAGGGCCCGTTCGTACTGATTCGCAACAAAAACAACAAATGGGTAATCACAACGTGCGGTGCACTCGTAAACGGAAAAGAATTCGACACTAAAGAGGACGCCGAAAAACATCTAGCTAAAAAAACATGGGATGACATCTTAACCGCAACACTCATATTCATCTCACACGTAAATAATCAAATAACAACCACTCAAGAAGAATAAGCCATGAAGAAAACACTAGGAGGAGACAGACTCCGAAGCGAAAGCAAAATGGAGGTATATCTGCCTAATTTCGGCAGATCATCACACAATGTAGGGAAAATAATCCGAACATCACAAGCATGCGGCACGATCGTTCCCTATTGGTGTCAGATAGGTTTGGATGGAACGACATTCTACATTGACATCACGACAAAAGTAAAGACTTTGCCAACAACCGGACCCGTATTCGGAAGCTTCAAACATCAAATCGATGTATTTGTAATTCCGATCAGACTCTACATAGCAGCATTACATAATAATGCCTTAGGAGTGGGGTTAAACATGAGTAAGGTATTACTACCATTTTTTCATGCGTACTCAGCTAACACGTCAATCTATGAAAAAGATACCAATAGAGGACAAGTCAACCCAAGCTCGTTACTGTCATACATAGGAATAAAGGGATTCGGACGCTCTAATGTTAATCAGTACCTCCGAAGATTTCCCGCAATATTCAATCTGGCATACTGGGATATATTCAAAAACTACTATGCCAATAAACAAGAAGAAAACGCATATGTAATCACTGGGATAGACTGTATTTGGAAGTCAATCTCCATAGGAGACGGGTATGTTTGGGCTAAAAAATGGCTCACCAACTCAGGTGAAACATACACCGTCACACCAACAAATGAAAAACCACAGTACATCAAACTGGAATTCGAAGAAAAAATCTCACCCGAAGAAGTCAATGAAATACAATTCTTGACAAACAACCCATACACTCCAACAATAGAGAGTAACGGAATAACAAAACTCGGGGACACTTTTGTATTCGAACGAACAGACCCGAACGCACCGGGAATCAGAGAACCGGAAAACCCGAGAAAGGCAACCAACATTTACATGTACAAAATCAAAAAGGACATTAAATTTGCATACCAAATAAGCACAGGCGGACGGCATAAGATAACAATGCCGGACAACCAAAAAATCAAACTAACATCGTTCGCATTAAAAAACATCGACGATGAACGAACTGCAATCCTGGCGGCACCCAGTACCGCGGCATACGAACTAAGCCAGAATAGGTTGCCATATTCAGCTGCAATAGAAACTATAGAACTACCAAGCTATGACCGCAAAAAAACATATCAGAGCTCAAACGCGTGGTATTCACAAGCAGGACTAGCAGTAAAAACATACCTTAGCGACAGATTCAACAATTGGCTAAACACCGAATGGATTGACGGAACAACGGGGGGAATTAATGCGATTACAGCGGTAGATGTAAGCGACGGAAAACTCACCATGGATGCTCTAATCCTTCAAAAGAAAATATTCAACATGCTAAACCGCGTCGCGATCACAGAC